GTTCCTTGGTTAGGGAGACGACCGAAACGGTATCTCAGAACTATGGGTATAAATTTGGACAGGAAGAAGAGACATATAATATTGTCGCTGCTCACGGATACTTTGGACGATTGATCTTTCAATATGCTTCATTTAATAACTCGCGTAGCCTCCACTTTTTCTTGGCTGCATGGCCTGTGCTTGGCATTTGGTTTACAAGCTTGGGTGTTAGCACTATGGCTTTCAATCTTAACGGATTCAACTTTAATCAATCCATTGTCGATTCTGGGAACCGTGTTGTCCCTACTTGGGCTGACATACTTAACCGTGCGGGACTTGGAATGGAAGTAATGCATGAGCGTAATGCTCATAACTTCCCACTTGATCTAGCAGCAGCGTCTACCACACAGGTAGCACTGACTGCACCATCTATTGGCTAATGCGTAAAGAACACAAAAGTCCCTCTGGCGGTCTTACCACAGCGGGCAGACAATTCTTTAAGGATACAGAAGGTGCTGACTTAAAACCACCTGCTCCTAACCCTAAAACTAAAAAAGCTGCTGGCCGTAAGAGGTCCTTTTGTGCTCGCATGGGAGGAGTCAAAGGGCCAATGAAAGATAGTAAGGGTCGCCCGACCCGCAAAGCACTCGCTCTTCGTAAATGGAACTGTGGCAAACAAAAAAAAATCGCGTAAAGAACTGACCATTGCCGCCTCTTTTAAGATTGGCCCTGATCATAAAGGTGCCATGAAAGGTAAGAAGATCTACGATAAGGGTAAAGGATCAACTAACCCTAACGAGAAAGATACCTTTTTAAAAAAAGCTGGCCCACAACTACCTCTTGCCAAAAAAAAATCAAAGAAACGTTATGGCTAAAGGACCTGGATTATACGCAAACATTAACGCTAAACAAAAACGTATTGCTGGTGGCAGCGGCGAAACAATGAGGAAGCCTGGTTCTCCTGGTGCTCCTAAAAATTCTGCCTTTGTAGCTTCTGCAAAAACTGCAAAGCCTGTAAAGAAACGTAGGTACGCAGCGTAAACAAAAAATAGTATTCGTACGTTCATCCATTCGGACGCATGTTGCCTAGCCATGGAACGGGGGCTAGGTTTATTTTGTACGGACTATGTCTATTAACCTTATTCGTTTCATCGAAAATCAGCGTAAGCGTGCTGAGCACTATCGCTCTGACTCGCTACGTTATCGTGGTGTAGCATACACCAAGTGATCTGGTGACACAGGGGGAGGTTCGATTCCTCCCCTCACTTATTGGCTTTGGCCCCTTACGAGGGATACCCTTAGCCGTCTAGACGGTGGGATAGACCACAACATTTGGCTACAAATTTTTCTAAACGTTTAGAGTTCTGATAAAATTATTTCTTTAATTAACAATGGCTAACGCTACACAATCTGCGCTAGGCCGGTCTAATCTAAGTACCGGTACTGGTTATGGTGGTAGTGGTGATAAGTATGAACTTTACCTGAAGCTCTTTTCAGGTGAAATGTTCAAAGGCTTTCAGCACAACACCATCGCTCGTGACCTTGTCATGAAGCGTACACTGAAGAACGGTAAGTCTCTTCAGTTCATCTACACTGGACGCATGGACGCTGGTTTCCATACGCCTGGTACCCCCATCCTTGGCTCTGGTGATCCACCGGTGGCTGAGAAGACCATCGTTGTTGACGACCTGCTGGTCTCCAGTGCGTTCGTTTATGACCTCGACGAGACCCTGTCTCATTATGAGCTTCGTGGTGAGATCTCTAAGAAGATCGGCTACGCTCTTGCTGAGCACTATGACCGTCGCATCTTCCGTTCTATTGTACGTGGTGCTCGCGCCGCTCACCCTGTGTCTGCAACCGGTAAGGTTGAGCCAGGTGGTACTCAGGTCCAAGTTGGATCTGGTACTGGTGCAGCAGCAGACGCTCTTGACTCTACTAAGATTGTTGCCGCCTTCTTTGAAGCCGCAGCAGTCTTGGATGAGAAGGGAGTTGCTCAGGACGGACGTGTCGCCGTATTGTCGCCACGCCAATTCTACTCGTTGATCGAGAACGTCAGCAGCAATGCTCTGATTAATCGTGACGAGCAGGGCACCGCTCTGCAGTCAGGTCAAGGCGTCCTGTCGATCGCTGGTATCAAGATCTACAAGTCCATGAACCTTCCCTTCCTGGGTAAGTATGGTACTTCTTCTACCATCGATAATGCTGGCTCCTTTGTAGGCGTTGACGTCGAGGCTACTGCCACCGGCGAGAACAACCCCTACGGTGGTGCTTCTGACTTCGACACTTCTTGCGGACTTATCTTCCAGAAAGAAGCTGCCGGTGTTGTTGAAACCATTGGACCACAGGTGCAAGTCACCAGTGGAGACGTATCCGTGATCTACCAAGGTGACGTGATTCTTGGGCGTCTCAGCATGGGTACGGATTATCTTAATCCTGCTGCTTGTGTGGAACTGCATGCTACCAGCACTGCTGGTTCTGCATTCTGATCCATCTTTGTTCTATACTGGGACCTCTTCGGGGGTCCTTTTTTTTATATCATGACATCTTCTTCGTACGCAACGTCCACAGAATTGGATGCTGTTAACTACATCTTAATGAGTGTAGGTGAGTCTCCTGTCAATACACTAGAAACCCAAAGCCCTGAAGTTGCTATTGCTCAGAACACTCTTCGACAGATTTGTCGTGAAGTTCAGTCTGAGGGTTGGGTGTACAATACTGAATATGAGTTCCCGTTTGTGGTAGACACCAACGACGAGGTGCTAATTCCACCCACTGTCCTACGACTGGACGTTAACCGTTATAAGCATCAAGATTCATATGATGTGGTTAAGAGGGATGGTAAGCTATACGATCGGTACTCTCACTCTTTTAAGTTCAAAGACATTGATACACTGTTCTGTGATATTGTTTGGTTCTTTGACTTTGATGATATCCCTCAGGTCTTTCGAGACTACATCTCTGCACGTTCTTCCCGTATTGCTGTTAGCCGTATGGTAGCTGATGAGAAGAGTGCTAAGCTCTTAGCAGTAGATGAAGCACAGCTACGTGCATTGGCTGTTGAGTATGATACTCAGCAAGCAGGCTACAACGTATTCCAAGGCACCGATTTCCGCAACCCTTACACCGCCTACAAACCTTTCCAAGCAGTTAGTAGATAACTATGGCAGCAGTAAATCAACGAATTCAAAACTTTCTTGGAGGCGTCTCACAGCAGCCAGACTTTATTAAGTTTCCTGGTCAGCTCAGGGTGTGTGACAATGCATATCCTGATGTAACCTTTGGCTTGTCTAAGCGTGCTCCTGGTGAGTTCGTTGCGGCGCTGTCCAATGCATCTTCTGGCGGTCAATGGTTTGAAATCATTAGAGATTCTGATGAAAAATTTGTTGGCCAGATTACATCCAGTGGTATCAAAGTATGGAACTTAGATACAGGTGTTGAGCAGTCTGTCGGTGGTAGCTTTAGTTACCTGTCTGGTGCTACTCAACCGTATGGTCTCCAGACTATTGGTGACTATACCCTCATCACTAACCCCCAGCAGACCGTAGGAACGACGGGAACTACTCCTACGTTCAGTAATAACTATGCCTTTGTTTCGATCAATACAGTGGCGTACAACGCAGAGTACGTGGTTGCTATCAATGGCTCTAACTTAACTGCTACTACAAAGAACCGAGCTGGTGCTTTGAGTGTTGTTAAGAGTGGGACAAGCTCTAGCTCCTGGCAAACCACTGGTGGAATATCTGGTCCTACTCAGTATGTAGGCAAACAGGAAGTTTTTGACGCAGCTAGTGGTGTCAAGTTTACTGTAGTGGTTAACGGTAACAGCTTTGTTGCAAGCTACTCCGCTAACCATGAAGCATATTATGATGCTCAATACAACGCTGAGGTAGTGTTACAAGATCCAGGATTTAACGCTAACATTAATGCTAATTTTGGTGTAAGTGTAGCTGGTATTGGTTACAATGTTACAATGGATTCTGTAGAACCTTACGAGACTTACTCTGATAGCAACGTAGGCTTCTTCAAGACACCAAAGAATCCTGACAAAGGTACCTTAAGTATTAACAGTATTCTTGGTGGTTTAAAGGACAGCATTGAGTCAGTTTACAGTGGTGTTACTGTAGAGATTATTGGTGATGGTTTGTTTATTAGTTCTAACTCTAGCTTTACTATTGAA